AAAAGTACGATGTAGATGGGAATTTGATTTCAGGTGGCTTCCTAACAGATACAGAGGCAAAAGCTAAGAAAGAAGAATTAAAGAAACTTAAACTTCTAGAAATAGAAGCATTGAAGAATGACATTATTAGGGCTGAGGAAGAAAAGATAGAGGCTAGACCTGAAGAAAAGAGGATTTTGAACGGCAAGATTGATGCGATAAACGCGCAAATTAAATCCCTTGAACAAGAACCATCTACATATGAATCTCAGGTATTAGGTGAACTAGACTCAGAAGCATCTTTAGCAACAAAAACAGCCGCAGTCTGGGCATCAAAGAGTTATTTAGAGAATTCTTTATATGGCGTTGACCAATCTTTAGATACACCTGGTTCAATAGTACTACCTTGGAAATGGAGTGTATTTGTAGACAAAACTGAATATGATGAAAGGAAACTTAATAAAGAACTTCAAAAATGGCTAGGGAGAGGGGGAGGACTCTCATTGGGGAGCAAGTTTACTGATTCCTATGCGAACGATTGGTTCCAAGAATATGGAGCAGGGGAACTCACTTTATTTATGGAAGACCCAATGGGATATTATTCCAGGAACAAAGAAGCAATAGAAGAAATGTCAGGGAAAAAATATAACATACCAAGTTCAGATGAAATTGCTACTGTGTTAGCAGATGACCCAGCGGCTCAGGCTAAGAGAGAAGCAGATATAAAGGCCCTACAGGCGTCACTTGGAATTAAGAGCGAAGAACTCAAAAAAATTAAAGATGATGAAGGTGACCCAGATAAATTTGCTATATTTAAGTCCGATAAATATAAGGACACTGATGAATATAAGGAAGGGACTACTGAGATTGTTACTAAATATAATGAACTATATGCTGACCTGCAGGATGCAACGGATGATAGAGATGAAGCCCTTATCAAAAAGATAAAGTCTCAGCTAATTAGTAACCCAGCTCATAGACTGCTTAACAATCAAGCCTTCGGTGAGGATGTCGATGTTATAGTCGGAGAACGTAGTACATTAGTTAAACTATTTAATACTGCCAGTAGTAGCGGGCAATTAGAGCAAGCTTTAACAATAAAGATGGCTATCACAACATTAGATAAACAACTATGGAACAAATTAGTTGATAAGGGTATCCTGGATTTACAATCAACAGGCAATGGAGAGATTCTAGAGTCAGCTATGAGCGAGCACATGGGTCATGAAGTTAGGTTTCAGAGGCGTAGTGACGGCAATTTCCATTTCTTTGTTAGCGGTACGTTGTATCAAAATCCAGAAACCAAGAAAGAATATTGGACACAAAAGGAAATATCAGCAAAAGTTTCGTATGAAGTAAATGAAGGGTTTGAGGCAGCACAAAAAGAATACCTTGCATCAATTGCTAAAAAGCAAGTTGATGGTATGCTAACAGAGACTGAGGCAGCTGGGTACTATAACGCTATCATAATACAGAATATAAGTGATAATGCTGCCATGCAAAGAACGAAATTAACAGAGGCTGGAGCTAAGTTTAGCCCAATGGACGCAAACACAGGTAATTATGTAATGGCAGCGAATGGTAATTACTGGTTAATGAGAGGTGGTGAGCTTGATATTATTGAAGGCACACAAACTATGGAAACAAGATTTGAGAAACTAGATATACCTTCTTCACCTACTATGTTAGATATTTCTACTTTAGGATTTGACTTAGGTACTAAAGAGATGCGGGCATACTTTGCATCTCTTGGTATAGCTGGTTTTAATAATGCTGGACTAAATACTATTTCATCGCCATAAGGAGCACTGATGGCTGTCAGAGCAGGATTAACCCCATTTGAAGCATCAAATACTGCATCAATGTATACATCTCCATACCCTGAGATACCATCAGCCCTACCGCAATATCAAGCAAAAGTAGATTCACTTATAGGTAGCGGAGCTTTTCAACAACAAGCACCCACCGAACAACAAGATGTAGAGCAACCTGCTAAAGTCTATGTAAACACAGGCACTAATCAATACTTTGTCAATGGGTTGATGTTCGACATCGACGACCATACCCAAGCAGTGGAGTCTGAGAGGTATCTTAGCTTACCAGAAATGAGGATACCAGAAGGTGATGGATGGCAAGAAGTAGACCGCAACTCTTTTCAGGGATTCATTGACAAGATTAAAAACCCATCAACTGGAACTATATTTAAGAAGAATGTTGGTGTTGGTGTAGATATCCTACAACACCTAGGTGGTAACGCACTGCAACTGGTTGGTGATACTACGGGTGTAGACTGGCTATCTGATATTGGTGAAGGTATTTCAGACCAGCAAGAAATAGATTTAGATAAGAAGGCAATATACCAGAGTCAATTCACTGACATTGAAAACAGCGGTGATGCAGTTAACTGGTTCGTAGGAGTTCTCGGACAGCAGACACCTATTATCGCTGAAGTCATTGCTTCTTTCGCAGCAGGTTATGCCTTAGGTGGATTTAACCCATATACTGGAGGTCCTCTAGGTCTTGCTGCAGCTGGTACAACGCTTCTCAAGTCGCTAGGTACAAAAAAATTGGTTACTCCTTTCATCAGGAAGGGTCTTAAGAAAGAGTTTGATGAGGCTTTTAAAGCAGCTATTAAAGCACAGAAGAATAATAAGAAATTCAGTACTCTATCTAAATTACATCAGAAGCGCATACGCCAAGCTACAGGTATCACAGCAGTATTTGCTAATAACTATGCATTCGGTATGGGTGACCTCTATGGTGAACTTAAAGGTGCAGACCCAGAAAATGCTATTTGGAAATCATGGGTTGCGGCATACCCTTATGCTATTGCTGAGACAATGCCAGAGATGTTGTTGGCAGGTAGGTTACTTGGAGGTATCAGGGGTAAAGGTGGCATACTGAAAAGACTTGGTACAGGGTTAACAGTAGGTGGTATAGCAGAAGGTAGTGTTGAAGCATTCCAAGAAACGCTTCTTTTATCTAGTAACCCAGAGGTTGACCTTCTTTCACCAGAAGGTATTAACCGACTTACAAATTCATTCGCAGCTGGTTTTGCTATCGGCGCACCTATAGGTGGTGGTGCAAATGTGCTAATGGGTAAACGGGATTTGATAAACCGTGGTGAACAAGGCCAACCTACAACTCCTACAGAACCTACCAATGTAGATAATGTAAAGAAAGTAGAAGCTAGAATCAAATGGTTGGAAGTAGAGCTAGCAAAGCTAACAGAAATGAAGGATAAGAAAGGGGCGAAAGGAAGGCAATTTAGAATTGTAAGGTTAAATAAAGAATTAGATAGTCTGTATAAAGAACGTGCTGCTGTTATAGGAGGCATCGACTTATCAGATGAAGACATTAAAGAATTGGTTCAGGCTCAAGTACTTCTAGAAAAAACACAATCAGTTTACAATACAGAAAGAACAGCTCGAGATGAGTTAGTAGATATAGAAGCAGCAGAAGCTGAAGCAGCGGCAACTGAAGAAGCATTAGCTAAAGGAGAAACATCTCAAGAAGCAATAGACGCAGCGGCAGCAGCAGCGATAGCAGCAGATGCAAAAGCGCAAGTGGATGAAATAGCTCGTGATAAATCTGAAGTGGCTAGAAAGACTGCGCAGAAAAAGAAAGAAGTAGCTGCAGACGTAGAAGCTGCTGGAACTCCTGAAGAACTGGAAGCTAAATTAGTTGAGGCTAGACGCCAACTGACTCCTAAAGAAGAAAAGGCAGCTGCTGCTAAAGATAGAAAATTGGATGAAGATATAGATACTGCTGCTGCCACTGAAGCACAAGCCCAAGCAGCAATACCTGAAAAAGAAACTAAAGCACAGAAGACAGCCAGAGAAGCAGCAGAGAAGGTAACTGCTGATGCTAAAGATAAAGCAGATAGAGCAGACGCAATTGCAGCAGCTAAACTAGCAGCACCGTCAATTAAGACATACAATGCTGCAAAGAAACGTATTAAGGATGTAGCTGAAACTACCATTCCAGGCTCTGAAAAAGTTTCAATGCCACCATTCAAGGACTTACATGCCAAGGCACAAATAGCTTTTGCTAAGATATATGAAGAAGTTAAAGCCATGCTTGCAGAAGGTGGAAGCGCAGTTGACATCAACAACAAGATAAAAGAAGTCCTTGCCATTCATGAGAAAGCACTTGAGGTAGATGCAAAGGCAGCAGAAGCGGCAGAAGAGGCTGCAGCAAAGGCAGAGAAAGATAAACTTTCTAAAGAAGAGGTAGACAAATTAAAAGCTGACCTTGCAGCTGCTAAGGCAGCTCTGAAAACAGCCAAGACTGCGAAGGAAAAAGCTGAGAAAGCTACGAAAAAGAGAGACGAAAAGCTTGCCTCACTACGAAAAGGTAAGAAGCGTAAAGCAGCAGAGGAAGCGACAACAAAGGCTAAAACAGCATTCGAGAATAAACTTAAGCGACAAGTTAAAAAACTTGGTGAAATTAAAATAAGTACAGGCCCAGCTGCCACTAGGTTAAATGCTAAAGAGTTTGATAAACTTAAGAAGAAAGTTGAAGCATTAGATGGAGAAGCCCCATTACTTAGTGAAACAGGAGCTGCCTTAAAACGTCTACTAAATGCTGCTGGAACTACGCAGTTCGTAGACCCGGCTTTGACAAAAGAACTTGAAGCGTTAATTAAAAAGTTAGAAGAGAAGATTGCTAAAGAAGAGAAGGCTGAGATTGAAGACCTAGGTAAGCAAGAGGAGATTGACTTCAACGCAGTTGAAGAAGTTGAGAAAAAAAGAACTACTAAAGATGTAGTAATAGATGAATTAAATAAGGAAGAAGTTAAGAAAGTTAAGAAACCAGGTCGAACTCCAGCGAAAGCAGCTGCGTACTGGACAAGCATTCGCCCAGATTGGGCAAAAGAACTAGGCATAGTATTCAGCGACTTACCTAAAACTATACAGGAGTTACTACAAAATCCACGAGAGGGAGAAACAAAACTATTCTCGGAAAAACAAATTTTAGCTGAGCTAGACCAGGAAGCATATTGGGCAGCGGTACAAGACTTAGTAGCTGATGCTGAGGATAAGGGTGAAAAGTTTATTGATTATATCTTTAGTACTACTAAAAGCGTACGAGAGAATAAACTGGTTTTGAGAACATATAAAAAACTACAGAGCCTTTCTTTCTATGGTGTAGTCCGAGACCAGATACTTGACCGTTTCCTTAATGATAGTATGAGGGTAGAGCTTAGTAGAGAAGGTGTTGAGCAGACAATTAAAGCTAGGATTATGTATGACCTAGATTTATATGAAGACTTGATTGAATTAGGTTTTGAGTTAAGAACAGGTACTAAAACAGATAGTAAGGAAATTAGAATTGAAGAAGCAAAAGAAGACGAGAGAATTGCACACAGGAAGGAGACTATCAGATTAGAAAAGTTACGAAGAAAAAACTTAGGGGCAGACGGAAGAGACATAGAAGATGGAGATATAGTTGTTGAAGACCTTGAAAGATTTAAGTCTGGTACAAAGAATCTTTCAAGTACTAAGGGTACTAAAGCTACTAAAAAACTAGAAGCTGACTTTGCAAAATTAGGGGAACTTGGTAAATCAAGAACGTATGGTGATGCCCTCTTAAAAGATTACTTTACTGAAAAAGGTAAGCTCAAGCTGAACGCTAATAGTGCACATGGTACAGGATTTAAAATCTATAAACCATCCTCAAATACTACAGAGGGTGAGTATTACTGGACAGATATGACTGACCCACAAAGAGAGAAAGTCAGGAAGCTACATCTAAGCATAATTGAAAAATTATCTACGGAAGAACAATTAAAGATACAACTTGCCGAAGTAACCGACGTATTAAAGGATGCAACTTTAACAAAGGAAGAGCACAGAGAACTTCGTGCACTGGCTACAGACTTAAACACTAAACTTAAAAAAGAAAAAGCAAAAGTAACCAAGGAAAAATCAGTCACAGCAACGAAGAAACTGAAAAAGTCAGAGGTAGATAAGGGGCTAGCTAAAGAAGAGAAGCTACAGAAGCGACAGAATGAAATAAAAACTGCCTTGCTAAGTGGTAAATTATCTGAGGAAGAAGCTAGTAATCTTTTAGTGGAAATGGAGTCAGTTAAGAAACAGTTAGAGAAAATTAGAAAACCACGTCTGGAAAAAGACGAAGCAACAGATGAAGTAACAATAGAAGAGAGAAGGCAAACAGCAAAACAAGATGCTATTGATGCCCGTAAAGCAGCGGATAAAGCTCAGCTTTTAGAGGAACAAGCACAAAAAGCAGTAGAAGAAGCAGAAGAAAACGTTGATGAGGCTAAAGCTCAGCTTAAAGCCTTACCAGGCATCACTCGAGAAACTGCGTTAGCTAAGGCTAAACGGGAATTAACAGAAGCTACGATGAATTTGATAATGATGGAAAGCTCAAATGTTGCAGCAAAAGCTAATCTTGAAACAGCCCAAAAAAATCACAAAGATTTAGGAAAAATGGACGATACGTCTGCTGGAATGAACTCTCGTGCACTTGACGAAGTAGCTAACCCTATGGGTGTTGAGAAGATTAAGTTGTTAGCAAAGACATTCCTCAAGAAGCTGTACGTATCTCCTAGAATCCATGTGTTCAGAAATGTTACTCATTTAAAATTTGCTAACAGAGCATTATTTGATAGAGCTGAAGCTACAAGGTTACCAGGAGAGTTCGAGAACACTGTATCAATGGGCTTTGCATTTGGTAGTGATGTTATTCTTTTCTCAGATTACATTCAAGATAAACGCCAGTTACAGCATGTTATAACACATGAGGTAATGGGCCATTATGGGTTGCGTTCACTATTGAACCCACAGGAACTTAAACGAGTTCTACTAAGCATCTATGAAAATGACCCTCATATTCGTGCATTAACTGACCGTGCTATTGACTTCCATGACATGTCGAAACTTGAGGCTATCGAAGAAGTCCTAGCTGAAAAAGCCGCAGCAGCAGATATATCAACTATTGTTAGAGTATGGAACGCTATTAAGAAAGCATTGAACAAATTAGGGTTGGTATTCGGGGACGAGCATGCCCGCTACTGGGTAAACCAGCTACGCCTCTATGCTAGAAAAGGAACATCGAGTCTTTATAATCCAGCTGAAATAGCCAGAAACATCCGTAACGCAGAACGTGGTGCAGCGCATGGTAGATTTGCAAAAATCAATGACCATTCAACAATTGCTAGTGAGTGGCATAAATTCAATGCAATGAACAACAAGATGGAGACATGGTTTGGTAGTGCTACATACTTCAAAAGAATAATATCTGACCCAACATTTAAAAGACATGCAAAAGAAGCAGGCGGTATGGCTAAATTTGTAGGTAAGTCAACAGAAATAATCCAGACTTTTAACCATATGGCAAATAGAAACTGGGGGTTATGGAGAATTTATAAGGATTTCCAGGATACAGGTAACTTCTCTAGGAACTACATGTCAGAGCTGGAAGAGATGATACCTACATACCACGCACGTAATACCACCGCTGAACAATGGCAGCATGGGTTTGAGATAATAGCGCATATAGCAGCATATAGAGGTATAAATGTAGAGAAGGCAATGCGCAAGCATGCAAAAGTCGAGATTCTAGAAATTGGTGCAGACGGCAATCTTGCTATTAATGAAAAAATCCTAAGTGATTTGATTCGTGAGGCCAGTGTAAAACTTGAAGATGTACAAGCAGGTCTAGATATTGTTATCGCAGCATCAGATGAAGAAATTGGAATAAAGAAAGCAACCCTACCTAAATTTGGGATTGGTAAAGAAACTGAGTGGCTACAAAAAATTAAAGAGGATTCTCCAGAATGGCAGATGGTGATTGAACATCAGAAGGCTATTGCTTATGCAGCTGCACAAGTACTGCTAGGTGAATCTCATGGTAGCCTTGAAGAAAATAAGTTAGCTTTAGAAAAGCTTAAAGACTCTCATCCAGAATTCACCGACGTAGATGTTGAGTATTTTAAAAGACTACATGAAGACTATATAGCTCTTGGACTAGAAGGTGATTGGGCTACTATATACCCTAGGACTCCAGATGAAACAAGAGAAATGGAAAAAGCAGCTAGGGAAGCTAGCGAAAGAGCAGAGAATTTTCTGTTACTAGGACTCCGTCCTATGTTTGAGTCTAAGTCTTTAGGAGACCTTAAGAAAGCATTAGAAGGCAAGACAGAAGGGCTTGAATTTATGAGCGACGATAAATATGGTTACATGGCAGAAAATGTAGAACGCCTAAATGCACTAGAAGGTAAGAAAGAAGCAAAACAAAGCGTAGCTCATGGTATTCAGAATGTTATTCAGAATTTATGGCTTAACGAAGGGATAGTACAAAATCAGAAAGCAAGGATGCTTCGTACTATACTAGGTAACTATGTACCATTCGTACGAGATGGCGCCTATCAAGTCATAATTAAAGCATTTAGGATAGACCCAAGTGGCTCATTAGGACTTCCTATTAAAATTAATTCCCATACCCAAAGTTTATTACTATATACACAGACAGATAGCTTAGAAGATGCTAAGACTATGATGAGAGATTTTAATAAAGATAAAGAAGATTTAGAATTTACCTTGATTGATGAGAACGGTGAAGACCAGAATGTAAGGCTTGTCGCTGAGTATAGTGAGACTAGAAAGGAAGCACCTCGTGGAGGTCCAGTTGGGTACACTGATTTGATACAATCCCTAACTGCAACAGGCTTAAAACTGAATGTTGAGCAAAGGCAACATCTTATATTAAAGAGTGAACGCTTCGGAAGTAAAGCTCGTTCCTCCCTCCCCCGTTCGATAACACCTGGATTTGCAAAGAAGGATGGGTTTAGATATGTACATGCACATCTTGAAACTCAAGCACATGTTGCTGCAAAAGCTAGAGTTCGCTATCGAATCTCTCGCACAATGAATGATAATAATTTTTGGCTTGGTGATGAGGTAAAACTTAAAACTCTGAAAAGAGCTTTAGATAGAGCACATACTACACTTCACGCAGATAAAGACTCCATACATAACAATACCCTAATAGAGCAAGAAAGAATACGCCGCCATGAATTTGAGAGATACCTTTTTATGTATAGGCATAGTAAAGCAGTAAGTAATACTCATAAAGATGAGCAAGGTAACAAAACAGAAGTGCTGCATATGGAAGCTGGTGGTAAAAAATATAAAGCTAAATTATTAGGTAAAGGTGAACGCTATCGTGACCATGGTCGTAGATTAGTAGCGTGGTATGAGCAGTCTACAGATGTTGTAACCAGTACTGAAGACTTACTATCTGGTGCGATAAGTGCGCAACTTAAGATGGTTACTGTACTAGGTCAACTAGGTGGAAATATTGCAACAGCGCTAGTTAACCTCACATCTATCCCTATGCATACTGTTCCTTATCTATCATCTTATAATCCGAATCGAGGTATAGGTGGACAGTTTTCTCCAGCTAAAGCAATTGCAGCTGTGACAACAGCTGGAAGTAACCTCAAGAATTCTCGCTTTGGTTCAACAAAATTCCTGGAAAATATGGTTGATAGTTGGCCTAAAGGAAAAGATTCTAATTGGGTTAATGAGTATGGGCTTACTATTGATGAGACTGAGTTTTTACTACATGAGGCAAAACTAGGAGTTACTGCCCCCGCGCAGATAAATCAATTAGCAGGTTCAGCAAGAGGTGGGATAGAGAAAGAAACAACTTTAAAGGTTATTAGAGGGTGGATGTTCCCGTTTACATATACTGAACAATTCAATCGTCGAATCACTGCATTAGCCACATATCGTTTATACCATGAAAGATATAAAGCAGCACATCCAACTTGGGGTAAACAACAACTAAGAGTTGCTTCTTCAAGGGAAGCGAACAAGGCTGTAGATGAAACACAGGGTAACTACGATATGTACAACAGACCTCAGATAGCCCGTGGTAATATATTCCAGTATCCATTCATGTACAAGCAGTTCGTACTTACTTCAGTCCAGTTGCTCTGGTCAATGGGCCCAGGTGCTCGTGTATCTTACTTAGCAATGATGCTTCTAGCAGCAGGATTTAAAGGATTCCCATTTGCTGATGACTTGATGGACTTAATTGATACGCTTTTACAATGGCTTCATATCCCAATAGGTAGTGTAGAACTAGAAGCAATGAAGATACTTGAGAATATAGCACCAGGTTCATCAGATTTAGTACTGAATGGTCTGATGGATGGTGTTATAGGGGGAACTATTTCTACTAGGATAGCACACGGCGACTTAATACCTCTAACGGGTACACTCAGAAGTGGTGCTAGTTTTCAGCGTGAGACTGAGAATTTGTTCGGACCAGTATGGGCTATGTTCAAAGGGTTATCTACTATGTCATTCTCAACATTGCGATGGACAGGGGAAGCACTAGGTATTAGACCAGATACCACCAGTTTGAATGATATTGCACGAGAGTCACCTATTGCTGCACTAAGAGCATTTGGGGATGGTTATGCTTATACTAGGGATGGAGTGGTAACGAATGTAAAAGGAAAAGTTGTGTCAAGAGATATGACTATGAAGACAATCATAACAAGGATACTTGGTTTTTATCCTACTGTTGCCACTCAAGAGAATAGAGTAGTTAGGATTGGTAAGAGGGTGGGTGATTACACAGCAGATATACGCAGAGAATTTCAAGTCGCTTATGTCAAAGCAAGAATTGAAAAAAATCAATCCAAGGCTAATGAAGTTCTAAAGCAAGTAAGGGTATGGAATAAACATAATAAAGGCACTGAGTTCTTCATAAGAAATTTCCAATCAAATGCCAATCGTGCTGTAAGAGAGGCTTTACGACCAACATCTGAACGCTACCTTAAGGCTGCATCTAGGGGTGACCGGCCTAATATTAAATGGTTAATGGATTTGTACGACCTTTAAATCAACCATCCTTTTCTTAGGGCATTAAGCCACATCACTACATACAGTAAGCAACCTGTACATGTTACTGCCATCACGAAGTAAACGAATGTGAGTATGTGCTTTATCATTTAACCATTGCCATTTGACCGAAAGTCAAATCTTCTGCTGCTACATCAGCATCATCTAGTATGCCTTGTAGTCTAGGGTGGTTAAGGTTAATACCAATAACATAGGATTGCCCTAGTTTAATTGGTGTGTTCTTACCTAGGAAACATTTCTTAGACCTAGGGGTGGCATCAACATTCTCGCCTATAAGTTCATTGCAGAATGACTTATAATCATGTCCTTTCATGGATAACCACTTGCGAAAATGTGCTCTATCTAGCATTAGCGTACCACTATTAAATACCTCTGCCATTGAGTTACGGTGAACATCGAACCTAACACGTATCTCTCCACGAGGTAGTCTACCAAAGTCTACTACTGGTTTCTGCCCTGCTGTATGCATGATTGTAACTGCAACATTAGCAAAGTCATTAAGGTAGTCAGCAATGATGTCGAATGAATCTAACTTGCTCTCAGCAGCAACAGTACGAATAGCACCAATTTGCCCTAATACCCATTCAGTACCTTTAGTGTAATCATAATCAATTAAACCCCAATCTTTAGCAAGTTTAGATGATAAGTCTGAAAGAATAATAGCCTGTTCCCAAAATCGTTCTTCACCACTGAATCTTGCATCATATTTTTTATAGAATTGGTCAGTTGCTTCTGCAATCATGGCTCTTATACCATCACTACCAATTTCTATCAACTTACTTATGTATGCATGACCTATATGTCCGTAGTTGCTAGTTATGAAGTTGTAAATATTTCGTCCTGCTTCACTGTTCTTGGTGAATAACTCATGTGATGGTACAGTTACTTCTAATAAGCGTGCCATCTGAGCATCAGTATCCAACCCAGATGCTATTAACTTGGATTGTAACGACTTATTCGTTGATACCACAACTGGTGTTGCCCAAGTCTTAGTTTCCTTCTCAACTGCAGCACGGTTAAGCCTAGCCTTATCTCTACCTTGACTTACCCAATAACAGAAGTCAGCAACATCTCTATCTTGCATCATGGTTACTTCATCTACTGTCATTGGTAGATGGGCATATAGCCCCATTCTGTGGAATAAGGTATTCTGTGTGAACTTCGCTGCAAAATGTAACTTCTCTGGGTCACCATAGATAGATTGTATCCAGTACTGTGCTAGTGTTTTACCTCCACCAGTTGGTCCATATAAGGATATAGTTAACCCTTTTAGTCCAGTGAAGTTAAATAGAGGGGCAGAGAATCCAACACCTAAAGCAAACATATGACTTGGCATATTAACTTTATCTAGCATCTTAGTCATTTTAGTCCATGCTTCAGCACTACCTTTTGTGCCATACATATCTGTACCTAATGAATTAGATACTGTTGATAGTGAAATCTTCTCCTCTTTAACAACATCTTTATCGTCTTTATGAATAACAGTGTCACCTATGACAAAATGCGTATCTTTCTCCTTCCAACCCATAGTTGAATATAAGTTAGTCATAGTACGTATCTGTCTTAGTTCTTCCATATAAGTTCGTAGCATAAGTTGAAAGTACTCCGTTTGTCGTTTATTAAATAATACTATACCTTGGTCTGCTATTGCAGTAGGGAACTCCCTGCTCCCATCAGTTAGAAATGCTTGCCGTAATACTAACTCACTCCACCCAACATGAGGGCGTTTCCAGTGATAGCGTACTACTTCATAGCCTAAATGGTCATCACGACCATAGCCAACAGGATATATATCAAACTTGCATATGTCAATATCAGTATCATCAATAGTCATCTTGATACCCTGTGTAGTTCTTTTAAATGGTTTAGGCATAGGTACTGAATTTGCTACCTTATCTGGTGCTTCTGCAGTGACTGCCACCTCTTGGTATTGAATACCTAATCTTGCAGGAGAGCCGACTTTATCTTTATACTTACACCCTCTACATCCATTAGGTCTATCAGATTGAAACTTACCACAGGTAGTTGGACCAGTAGCATTAGCCTTCCATTGTATTACTTTCTTTCTTGTTACTGATTCAGAGTAGTCAGTATGTCCTTCACTCCATTTTATTGCTGTTTCTTCTGGGTCTGCACAGAATGCAGCAACTCCGATTAAACTGTACCATAATGGTTCTGGTACATCAGATTGGTTCTTAATAGCCCAATTTATCTGCTTGCACTTACTTGCTACAACTGAGCCAATGGCAGGTGGGAAGTCAACATCGACTGCTAAGTTATCTAACAACGAGTTTCCACGCTGTTGTCTTGGGTGCTTAGTCCCTGGGTGTTGAATGTAATTTGATAAAGTGTCAGAAAGAACTTCTGGTGTAACAGGCTCAGCATCTAACAATAACTTCACCTCGTTTCCATTCTTTGGATTATGCGTACCAATTGGTCTTAACACTAATGCACTATTAGTTGTTAATCCTGCATCAATATGGAATTGCTTCTCTACTGATGCTAATTTCATAGCACTTGCAATTACTTTCCACTTATGTGGGTCTAGTTCTTTAGTTAGCACCCAGTAGACATGTAATCCATTACCAGAAAATACTATCATAGGCTTTGGCAGTTTCATATCACTGACAAATTTACCTAAAGCATTTAGACCATCTTTCCAAGACGGATATGGCTTTGATTCACCACAGTCTACATCTAAAGCAATCACTTTAGTTGCTCTTACATTATCTTGTTTTCTGTTTCCTTTTTCTTTGAATGCTGAAATTGCATAGTAGGTGTTGTTTTTAGACTGGTCTGACCTAATACAGACCTTTGCTAATTCTTCTACACTGTCAAAAAATCCTTGCCTATTACCATCTTTATTAATAACTGTAGTAACATAGAATCCCTTGGACGGTAGAACTCGTTGTAGAAACTCCAACGTATTCATATGTCCTCCTTGAAAACGGGGAGAGGAACACTATAAACCTCTCCCCAGTTTGGTTAATGATACTCCTCTAAGTACTCGAGAAGTCTCTTTTTTCTATCAACTGGCTCCATCACAATAATATCGGGTGATGGCCATGCCTTATCTTGCATGACTGCCAATAATTTCCTAAGAGTAACACGCATTTTCTTATCATTTTCCTTACGCATAGGTTGGCCTTTCCTCCAACTATGGTAAGTCATGCGTGATACACCCAGTACTGATGACAAGTCAGTGATAGTTAGCATCATATGCTTCCTAAGAGACTCCACTTTAGAGAAATCAAGTGGGGCTTTATTTGTCATCTGCTACATCTCCTACAAGTGCGGCAATCTCATCAGCCAAATTGCTTGTTGCAGCATCAACAACTGGTGCTACATCTGGTTCCTCAACAACTTTTTTGACTTTAGGTTTTGCCTTAGGTTCTTCAGTTGCTACTTTACCAAACCCCTTAACTTCCTTTTTCTCAGCAGGTTCTTCCTTAACAACAGGTGCTTCAATAGCAGGGGCTGATACGATAGTGGCCTCTTTGACTATCTCTTTCTCACCTGTAATAGTTAGCACTGCATCAATACCAAACAACTTATCAACTGCTTCTTGTGCTGCCTCATCAATGAAACCACCAAAACTAAACTTTAATTTTGGATATGATGCATCAGTATCAAAGGAAACTGTTGTCTTAACAATTTCTGGTGGAATACCTCTAGTAGATAATTCCTTTTGATAACTATTTAACCCTTTCAATGCCCCTGGTGTTACTTGTAACAAGTACACTGAACCAGTTGGGTCATCTGCAGCAACCACTGCTAATCGCTTTTGGTCTGCACATGCTTTAACTTGCTGACCTTGTGGTGTTATCTTAGAACCCCAAGCATTTTGTGGGCATGAAGCACACAAATCATTCTGAGGCTTAGTGCTGTCAATGTGTGGACCAACACCATCTAATGAAAAACAATCTGGTGCTGACGGCTCTGCATCTGGAGTCCATGGCTTTTCATACCATGTCTTAGATAGCCTAGGGTTAGCACCTACAACGATTATATCTAACTTAGTTGAATCAAGTAAAGTCTCAGTACCACCATCTACGATACGAAAGCGACTGCCTTTAATTGAAATTCGTGGGAAACCATCACTTGTTGGTAACCCGCCTACTAATGACTGTGCTAATACAGACGGCACACCCACTTTTCCTGCAAGATGTGCAGGAACTTGTAAATCACTCGGAACAATATTTGACATTGCTTTTACTCCTTTTATTATTAAACATCTATTTTAGGTGCAGGCTTACGGACATTGATATCAACCCTTGTACCGTATGTAACTCCTGCTGGAACAGCCTTGTTCATGTCGATGTATCCACGAACTGCTACTTTACTTACACGCTTCTCGAGTAGGTCATATGCTTCATTTTTCTGAATAAATCCTAGCATAGCATCCCAATCTGCAACTCTAGCATAGTCATTGGTAGTTAGAAATGCTGTACCATGATTGGTTTTGAAGGATGTTACTCCATCAGCATCTGCTTTCTCCTTTATCCATGCTTCGAGTTTAGTCATGTTTTCTTTAATATCCTTGACTTTGGCTTTCGCCTCATTTTCAATGGACTCTTTCTGATGACGTAATTTCATATACGTCTCTATTATTTGGCCTACTGTTAGACTCATAGTGTCACCTCACTCTGTTTCTTGCTGTATTAAATCAAGAAGCAACCCTTGTAACTTTTGCTTGTTACGTAGTCTGTCATACATTTTAGACTCCACAGCAGTAGATTCTATGTGTACAACATTTGATATATGCTTCTTACCTATTCGTTCAATGCGACCATTCGCTTGAACATACTGTTCATTACTTGTTATTGGTCCATACCATATGATAGTAGATGCCATAGTTAGTGTTAAACCATGAGCCATAGTGGCAGGATGTGCTATTAACACACGTGGTTCATCACTGTTCTGGAAATCATTGAATATCTTGTTGCGTTTTGTAGCACTTACTGCACCATTAACAACAGCAGTTGTCCAACGTTTCCTTAACTTCTCTTCTAGCATATGTAATGTTCCAGTCAACGGAACAAACACTATAACTTTCTCTCCTGCTTCTTCTATTACTTCTTCTACTACTTTAATTCTTGGTGCACAGTCTAGTTCAATATTCTGTTTGTCATCATCATAGACCACACCACATGCTATCTGTACAAGTTTCTGTAATTTGACAGCCTCGTTAACAGCAGTAATAGAACCCTCTTCTTCCTTAAATTCAATGATAAAACGCCTAAGCATTTCCTTATAGTACTTCTCTTGCATCTTAGTTAGTGGTACTTTCCTAGTTTGTATGATGGTATCTGGCAAATCAAAGCATTCATCTCTCACATACCTAACTGATGGTTGTAGTACATCTTTCACAATATTCACTGACTCTGGTCTAGGTATCCACTTCCATTGACCTATCTTCATCATTACTTGGTCACGGAATGCAGTATATGTGTTAGAACAATATGGGCTATTAACTAACTTTGCTAAAGCCCAAGCATCAGTTGGGTCATTAGGTGTTGGTGTACCTGTCATCATCCACAGTCTTGTTCCCTTGTTAGCCTCTATCCACTTACGGAATATCTTAAAACGATTAGTAGATGGATTGCGTAATACTGCTGCTTCATCAAATATAACAAGGTCAAACTTATTCATAGCATCTTCTGCAATAATAGCAAATCCATCATGAT